CTCTAGGAGATCCTTGTTACGGATTACGACTTCTGTCATAGAATCAGACCGGAAGTCGCCTCACGCCACGCTTTCTCAAACGTTTCGTTAGTAGGTGCAATGAAAAGATAGTTACAGAAAGTAACCTCTTCAATGTTCTCTACTGCTGACATGCAAACACCACGTCCAAATCCAACCTTGTTGTCTGGACTGTTCACAATCAATTTAGGGTCTGTCACATACAACTCGCCCTTGTTTAGGTTTTCAAATCTACCAACGTATTCACCAATAGGTGTCATGATAGTAATAACGTCACCCTTCTCCATTTTCTTTCTCCTCAACAAATTTTTTAAGTACCCACGTTCCCATAGGTTGTGGTTCCCATGATAACACATCACCTACTGATAAGTCAAGTGCATCCATTAAATTATCTGGAAATTCCAGACAAAGTTCTCCGTCCACTTCTATAACTGGACAAATAAATCGATTAACTGATTTCATTTACTGCCTCCGCAACATCTGGGAAGTGCGTCACGATATGTTCCCAACATTGATCAGCGACGATACGGTGTTCTTTCTGTGTACCATTACCTCGACGCAATTGACAATAGTGAATCCATGAACGCAACGATCCTGCCATATACACTGTGGTTTGAGTATTACCTTCGGGTAACACTGAACGTGCCTGTTCCTTTGCAATACCTTGATTTAGTGCCCAGTTATATGCTTTCTTCGCCTCGTTAATGATAAAGGATTGTCGCATGTTCCAGTCTTCATAGAGTCTCTCGTGTTGGGTCTTGTTACCACCCTTACCAAAATCTTCGATATCCTCTAGTTCAACAGAGTTCTGTCGATTCTTAGGATCCTGCAGACGTGCTTCACGAAGCAGAAAATCTTCTGACTCTGCGTATCGTTGACTAAACTCTTGAAATGAGAACGAGCGATGTCGGACAATCTGACGTGAGATATCACGGGTTGTCTTAATCTCTAGTGTCATATGCACCATCTCAAACGGAGACCAGTGATCATTCTTGATCAGATACCGTAAGAGTTTTGGTGCAGTTGAACTATTACTCTGATTGCTCGGATTACTCACCCGTGCAACATATGCAATCAACTCGTTTGCATCAAATACATCACCAGTCACACCAACGTTTGGTTTACTAATCGCAACCAAGTTCACTTCACTCATCATTCTTCCTTACATTAAATTAACAAATTTATATAGTGGGATCTTACCACTGTACTTTCCAAGTGTCCGTTTCTATTGTAGGTGTAAACTGTCTCTTGTTGTTGAGACGTTGCAGCTAGAATTTTAACGGTTGACTTCACCAACGGTCTCTCCACTGGTTCTGTCTGTTGAGTTGTTGGATATGTTCCTGAAACGGGTAGAGCAGTTACCGACGATACGGGCGGTATACTATGTTCGCTCACCTAAACTTTCCATCTCTTTGTGACCTTCTTCGGTCATCCAACCTTTCTTTATCATGAACTCCAGACAGTATTCAATACCATCTAGTCTTCCTGATTCCTTTCCTTGTCGGTGACCGTGCCAAAATGACAAGGTGACCAACGTCATAATTATTGCTACTGTTTCGTATGGTGTCATACCCTAAAGTCCTCGAATCTTTCTGACCTGAGTCGCTGACCACTTGAACTATTATCGAATGCGGGGCCAGTGTCCTCTTCCTGATTCAACGGTGATGTGTTTTGATCAACGTCGAACAACCTCATTTTACTACGGTCAATACCCACAACGAATCTCTGATACGTGGTAGGATCGTTATACCTGTTCTTCAACTGCTTGACAAGTATTTGACCGTTGTTCGATAACTCTTCATTTGAAATCAAGGCAAACATGAAGTCTGCAGTTGCAGGTAGACCGAATGATTCAGATGTATCTTCAAGACCCACGTCATCATTTGAATAACCAGATCGAGTCGTTTGTGTTGCGGATACAATAGGAACATCGAATTCCACTGCGAGTCCACGTAACTCTTCTGCTATCGACTTAATATATGTATAAGAATTAATCGCACCACCCATAGATTTCATACGGGATGATGCACATATATTTAGGTAATCGATATAGATGATATCGGGTACAAAATTCTTCTTTAGTTTTAGTTCGTTCAACAACGCACGGAAGTGTGACGCATTCGCCTGTCCTGTCGGGTATTCCTTAACAACCAGTTTACCCTGCGTCTTCTTCGCAATCGCATGTACCTTGTCGGTGAACATATCCTTAGATAGGTTCTCTAGTTGATCTATCGGGACGTTAAGTAGATTTGCATCGATCCGTTCCGCAATACGTTCTTCAGCCATCTCCATAGTGATGTACAGGACATTCTTCCCTTGTGACAAGGCACTGCCAGCACAATGACACATGAAAAGACTCTTACCAACACCCGTACCTGCAAGTGCGATGTTGAGAGTTTTGTTAGGTAGTCCACCCTTAGTGATACGGTTGAAGTAGTCCAAGTCAAAAGGCAGTTTCTCCTCTTGAGTATGGTAGAAGTCAAAACGCTCTTCTACGTTTTCTAAGTAGTCGTGTCCGATATTTGTATCGAAGGTCACACCCAGTGCCTTACTCAATACATCCGGTATTGCATTCTTAGATAGCGTCTGGTGCTTCCCATCAATAATACTTATAGATTCCATTACCGCATTGAATACCGCACGGTCTTGACACCACTTCTCAGTACGATCAATCAACCATTCAAGGTTCTCTGGTTCTGGTGTAAAGATATTAGGGAGCAGTTCGATAGCATGTCGGTACTGCTCATCGTTGAGTCGATTATTCTCATCGATCTCAATTTTGAATGCTTCCATAGTAGGAAGTTTATTGTACTTCGCAATAAATTGTGTGAACTCTTTGAAGAGTCCTTTGTAGACACCCTCGAAGTAGTCAGGTGTCAGAAACGCTGCTACCTTCCTCGCATACTGGTCATTCGTCAATAGATTCCGTAGAATCGTTTGTTCCAATTGTATTTCCATCATCATCCTTATTTAACCGTTCTTTAGTATAGATCCAACCATCATGACATCCACGTTCGATAATATCCTCTAAGATATCTGCGGCACGTTCCTGAAGTTCTACGTTACTAGGTTCAAGGAATGGAACAGGTGACTGTACAACCCGAAAGTTGAAAGTGAGGCAGTCACGAGTTCCATCAAACTTGATTGTCCCATACCGTATAACGGTTTCCACAAAATCGCCACGTAAGATACGTACATCCCATGCGGCATCATTATCAACATAATCAACAGGGATCATTTCATAATCGACCCCTTCAGAAGCTTTATTTACATTAATCGTTTTCGTCATCTGAATCTACTATTGTATCAGGATCTACTTGAGTTGGCAAGCCAATTTTGAATTGTTTTTCTACAAACTCTTTGAAGTCAGTGAATTCTAGGATAGGAGTCCAGAATTCTTCATCCAATGTTTGAGCGAGTCGAACCTTTGGATCAACCAACTCACCAGTAGAAGTATCAACCCTACAGTACCAACCGTTACTAGGCTTAGCAACATAACCGCCAGCGAGAGCAACATCCAGAAGACCGCTGAAACGTTGGACACCACCATCCCAAGAAACTGAGATAGGGATCTTAGACTTTTCTTTAACATAACGACTTTTCTCCACATTGATTACAAAGTGGTATCCTTTAATCTCTGTACCTACTTTGTCTTGTTGTCTGCCAAGAATCCAGATGTTATCTGCAGAGTAGTAGATACCAGTACCACCACCTACGATGTCTTTGGGGAAAAGACCGATTTCTTTGTAGGTGTGGTTAACTGCGAGTAAGGGAATACTCTTCATTGCAAGATAGGGAGTTGCCATACGGAACAGTCCCTTCAGTGCTTTCGCACGAGACATATCTGCGACAGACTTTTCGTTCAGTGCATCCTCAAGTTCTTTCTTGGATGCAAGGTTACCAATCGAATCAATCACGATAATGACATCATCATCACGATCCATTGCTTCGAGTTGAGCAGTCAGATCGAACTTCAGTTCCTCTACATTTGTGATAGGAGTATGAAGCACCCGACTAGTATCAATTCCAAACTGTTCGAAATATGATTGGGGGGAACCGAACTCACTATCATAGAATAGTAATACCGCATCTTTCTTTGCCTCCAGATACGCACCCGCCATCAATAGGGCGAACGATGTTTTAAAGTGTTTAGATGGCCCTGCTAGGACTGTAAGTCCCGGCGTAACACCACCATCAAAGGATCCCGATAACGCAACGTTCACCATAGGAACATTGGTGGGAACCATATCTTTTTCAGTGAAGAACTTACTCTCCGACAGTACTTCCGTTGCCTTGAGTTTTGAGTTCTTCTTCAGTTTGTCCATTATTGACATCATCATCTCCAAATGTAATGTTGTTTACTTTTTCACGTTCATCTAGATCATATTGTACACGATAAGCACTATTAATGTCAAGCACTTTCTGCAACAAATCGAAATTATTTTCCTTACCACGAGTTTCGGAAAACTTTAAAAACGCCATTGTGTCCTTTGGTAGACACGCACCACCGAACCCACGTTTCTTATCGGGGCCGGGCACTCGTGTATGTTTTACTCCAATACGATCATCTGCACCCATTGCACGAGTAATCATATTGTAACTGCAGTCA